ATATGCAAGCTAAGACTCTGAAACAAGCCGGTCGCTTCGCCAGCGCTGAGCGCCTTCGCCGTGAAGTGGCTAACGCCATCAGCATCGTTGAAGCCACCAAGGCCAGCGGCGCAGTTGGCGACGGTGCCCTGCTCTCCGCATTCCTGCATGACGCTGCAAGCAAGACGCCGAACGCTGTGTCCGGGCTCGTCTCGACTCAGGTAGTCGTGAGCCACGGTGTCGCCATCACCGGCGTAACCATCACCGGCACCGGCACCACCTTCACTCCAACCGTCGTAGCCGGTGTACTTACTGGCGGCGTCCTGTCCTAAGAGGTACTGCATGGCCGATCTTAAACGGTTGGCCCGTGTAGCTGTTGCAACACTGGCGATAAGCGCATCTGGCCTAGGCTTTATCTCGAAAGAGGAAGGCACGGTACAGCGAGTTTATTTGGACTCTATAGGACTCCCGACAGTTTGCACCGGACACATGGACCGCTCGATGAAGGTCGGGACTTTGTACACGGCTGAACAATGCGCACAGCTCCTTCGGACTGACGTTGGCTCAGCCTCTTATGCAGTGCGTAAGGCGATCAAGGTTCCGCTCTATCAATATGAATTCGATGCCCTCGTGAGCTTCTGCTTTAACGTAGGCAACACGAACTGCTCGACATCCACGATGTTCAAGCTCATTAACCAAGGCTCCTACCATGATGCTGGGCTACAGTTCCGACGTTGGTCCTTTGCTGGCGGTCTTGATTGTCGTGTCCGCTCCAATAATTGCTATGGCGTGGCTCTTCGCCGTGTCGCTGAAGCCAAACTCTGGCGTGGTGAATACTGATGCAGGCTCTCCTTCTCAAAGTTGCGGCTGCCCTAGCCCTCGTGGCTGCTATTGTTGGGCTCTCTCTGGGCCTACTGGCGACACGAGAAACGTTATCTGACACAAGGACTCAGCTCGATGAACAAAAGACCGCTGTGGCGGCTCTCAGGGACGCACAGGCCCGTACAGCGGCCCGTGTCCTCCAAGTGCAGCGAGTCTCTAACCAGACCCGCGACAGTGTCAAGGCCGCTTGGGATTCGCACCCTTCTTCCCGCGACGCTTCTGTGCCTGCTGACGTTGCTCAGCGGCTGTGTGAGCGGCTCTCCTGTACTCCCTAACCCTTACGTACCATGCTATCATCCGCGTGTCTCCGTAGCTACTATGGAAGGTCTTACACAAGGCCTCCTTGACTACGCTGACTCCGTGGACTTGTGCAACGCCTTGAATGGGCACTCGGAACCGAAGCCTTCTAACCAAGACTCAGAACCGTAGTGCGTGAAACCCAAATCTGATATCCTTATGCGAGAGGTCACCTAGGACGAAAACTGTGCGGCTGTCCCCATAGGGGCTCGGCCTGCACCTCGGCAGCGGCCCGTCCTAGATGCTGCGTGTATGTCCATGTGCCTTCCTCCTGACCTGTTCGATGTGCCTAGTACATCACGAGATTCTAGGCCGTGTCAATACCGTTCGTCGCGGCATGAGTTCATCGCGAGTAGCATACAATGCACAGCGTGTCAAGATAGGGCTGGAAGCTCCTGAGAGCGCGTATGAGACGAGCTATAGCATGGGCCTAGCGTTGGTATGGAATGAGCCGGGAAACGTCTCAGGCGTGATAGAGGCTCTAAACAGCACCTAAGCAGTCATGTCGATGGGCTGGAAGCGAGCAAGCACGGGGGCTACCTGTCTTGTTCACACGTTTGGATTAATTGCCGCCCTCTAGGTAAGAGAACAGGATTCACACTGCCATAGGCCGGACAGAGGATAAGCCAATCTGTCTAACGCAGAATCACCAGCACCAAAGATCCAGACCAAGACACAGACCGGATGATAGGACCAGACAATCAGGACCATGAGGACAGGACATACCATCAGGACAATAGGACCATGAGACATCCAGACCATAAGCACACAGGTTAATGACCACGTATGCATGAGTACAATGATCCGCTCGACACAGTCAATAGAGAACACAGACAATATCTATAGACAAACATGTTGACAGCAGAACACATACGTATAGAATGATCGGCATACCAAGCAACAACGCAACACGGTAAGCAACACAGTGACAAGATACAGGTTGACAGCTACTCTCAGCTCTGTATGATGGGAACCAAGCAACACGAACAACGCTCTTTAACAACTCAGCGCTTCAGTCAGCTAGCCTACTAGCCTCGACAATCTTCTACTCTGTCTACTAACCGAGACACTAGAGCAGGACACGATAGAGAATCTAGGGTAGTGAGATAAGACCGTAAGGCACTCACTCACAAGGCGGAAACAAACGGTTGACACAAGCGCAGGGTTGTGTAGAATGTGCAGCAAGATGTAAGGAACCTGAGCAGATGTTATGAGTAGGGTTCATCAAGCCTCACGAGATAGTAAGTTGTGGTTACTGAGCAACTGAGATCACTAAACGTAAGGCTTGACAGATCCAACGAACACTGTAGAATGTGCAACACCAACGGCGAGATAGGCCGACTGGGACTGAGTGATCTGGACGCAGATGCGTAAAGGGGATCAAGGAATCGACGACTACCTAGCAAGCTGGACTGAAGACTCTGCGTGAGTTAGTACGTGAAGCAAGCCTCCGAAACTGTACCGGAGCCACTGAGTGGATAAAATCAGCACCGTCACTTCCTAGGCGGATGAAGAATAGGAAGAGTTCACCAGCTCAGAATGGTGCTTAGTCGGCGCAAGCCCCTTTGAAGACTCGATAAGAGCAAGGACCTAGTGATAGGTTTCTGAGTGCCTCTCTCAACGTAAGCCCGACCAATAGGGATGCGAGAGATACTTGGAAAGCAACCACGAGTAACGACCATGAACCAGATTGGTATTGACGTTAAGACAACGGGTAAAGCTAAGATGATTGCGGCACTGGCTAAGCTTAAGACCACGTTGGAAGTAACAGACGGTGGCATGTACCACGAGGACAACAGCTACAGTGTTGTTCGGTTGGATACTGTCTGGACTGAGGAACAAGTTGATGAATGGTGCTGCCGTGTTAAGGCAGGCGACGGTTACATTGGCACATTCAAACTCTTGTGAGGAACTGACATGAGCAAGGTAGCTAAGCAGGCTGCACGGCACTTCAAGAAAGTAGCTGAGCTTCAAGCTGTTAAGGGACCGGAAGCTGTAGGTGCAAGGGCTGAACTCCGCAAGATGCGCGAGGTGTACTACAGCACTGACGAATACTATCCATCGGCTGGTGCAGCATGGCAGCCTGATGGGAGCCGCCAAGCAAGGGGCTCACAAGGCAGAGCTAAGAAGCTTCTGTCTGGACATAATGCTAAAGCCAAGCAAGGCTTGAACATCGGACGGCGCTAAGCGCAATCCGCTCACTCTTTACCCAACTTCATAAGCGAGACACGAACATGACTACTAACACTCCTGCTGTTGACTTCGTTGCAACCCTGAAACTGACTGTCGGCGCTGCTGATCTGGATAAGAGCATTGCCAGCATCAAGAACCGTGGTGAAAAGCTGGACGCTGATATCCAACTGACTGGCTTGTCTTGCCTGCATCACTTGCAACTGCACGGTGACATCGGCTTCGTCAACCGGCTGTTCCTTGCACTGCCTAAAGGTGCCCGTAAGAATGCCTTTGCTGAGTGGGCTCTGGCCTACGGTCGACTGGTTATCAACACTGGTGCCGGTGCCAAGGAAATGCCTTTCCTGTACAACAAGGACAAAGTCACTAACCTGACTGACGCCAACCTGAACGCTTGGTATACCTTCAAGCCTGAGCCTTCGCTGCTGGAAGCCTTTGACTTGCAAGCCGAGGTCGCCAAGATCATCAAGCGCATGCAGTCCGAGCAGAAGAAGAACCCGAACCTTCAGATCAAGCACAGCGAACTGCTGATTGGCTTGGTACAGATTGCTGACGGTGTTGGCGTGACTGCTGCCCCTGCTGTTGAAACTCCTGCACCAACTGAGGTCTAACATCTGCCGCCCGGTGTAACAGCCGGGCATGAGGTGCGCCATGTATAACGGTCATAAGAACTGGACTTACTGGAACGTTTCCCTCTGGATCAACAATGACGAGCCGACGTACCGCATGGCTCTGTCTGCTGTCAAGCATTACGCAATCCGAAAGGATGCGGCACAGTTCATCAAGGACAGCCTACCTGCGACCACGCCGGACGGTGCTGTCTACACAATCGACAACATCAAGGCGGCGATAGCCGACATGTGAGGTTCATCATGGCACGTAAGAAGTTCGCCGAGATACTTAACTGCGAGACTGGCCGCACTGCCAAGCTCTACTACAACTCCGACCTTGCTGAGTACGACGTAGTGTTCTACCTCGGCACCGTAAAGCAGGAAGACGCAACGTACTTCACGAACGACCGTCTTGATGCGCTTGGCACCGCCGACCACTGGACGGCGCAACGCACTGACTCCGCACCTAACTGAACAAGTGAGACACGCAATGCAAGTAATGCCCGCACCGCCTGAAGGTATCAAACCGCCTGTGTACAAGACTGGCGATATCGTCCGTGTGTTCCGTGACACTCAACAACACGGCGTGAAGTTCGGCGCCTTGATGATGGTGGCTCGCTCTGGCCTGCTGCCTTTCGAGGGGTACGCAGAAGAAGTGGATCTGGTTCCTCTGTCTGATTCGAAGGGTGCGTCTGACGAGCCCGGTCCCATCGAAGACGGCTGGAACCAGCGTGGGCAATCGGTTGACGTGAAATACATCAAGCTGGCTAAGCAGGCGATGCGTAAGCGTGTTGCCTACGACCGCCGGAGAGGCTGATGGACAACCTCCTGCTGGTAATTGATACCGTACAAAGCATTGGCTGGGCTCTCGTCCCTATGGCCCTTGTGGCCACCTTGCTGCAAGGCTCCAACCTGATCCGCTCTGTGTATTTGCACACGGAAGCGCAAA